TAATGCTACCTGTGTACCGACTAAGGTTTTACCAGATCCGGCCATACCTTTAAGCATGGTTATAGGATTGTCGATTATTAAGGCTTTGGCTTGTTTTTGCTCTTCGTTAAGCTGTACGTTAAATTTAATAGGTCTCTTTGGTCTTCTCTTTTGAACGAATACATCATCCGTGTGGTGGTTTGAAGGCATATATAATAACGTTTTAGTTGTCTTATATAAATATCGGAAAAATAAAGTATATAGACAAAAAAAAGAGGCCCGAAGGCCTCTCTTTCTATTATATGAATCTAAGTCAGATTAGATAGTAGCTAAATCGCTAACAAAAATACGACCGTAGAATTCTGGACGAATCATCTTCTTAGCATAACGAGTCATGATACCTTTACGTGGAGTGAAGGTATTTGGATCGTATACTAGAGGAGTCATCATTAATGGTACATAAGGAGCATACACAGCACCAGTTTCCAAGAACTGAGAACCTCTGTATCCTAATAGGATAGTGTTTTCAGTCATGTATGGGTTTTTGTATACTTTGTAACGACCATTCAATTGTCCTACTTTCTGTACACCAAATGCAAAGTCCATTTTGTCACCGTCAGTGTTAGCAGCATATCCAGGAATTGATTCTAAGATAGTAGCTACTGTTGGAGAACATACTAAGAAGTTAGCACCACCTCTTAAGGTTTTTTGGTGAATCTTATTAGATACTTTTTGGATTTTAGTACCAAGAGTTTGGAACCACTGTCCTTGAGTATTGTAGAAATCAGATGTTGCATTAGACCATGCACTTCCGTTCCAGTTTTTGTTGTTTTCAGCTGACCAACGCTCAGTTGTTACAGCATCTTGAATCAACATATCAAGAATCTCAAGATCAATCTCCATAGAGATATACTCACTCAATAATGAAGTCAACTCAGCCTCAGCATCAATACTGTGGTAAGCGTTCAAGTCTTGAGCAAATTCTGGAGTCCATTGTGCTTTCAACTTACGTGTTTTAGCAACTATAGCCTCAGAAGCAAGCTCTACATTGATTTCTGGGATAGTAATGGATCCAGCAGGATTATCTTCAAAGTCACCTCTTGCGTTATCAAGTGGCTGTAGGTGGTAAGAAACGTTACCAGTAATTGTTCCAGCGTTTCCAGCATCTGGGAAGCTTGATCCACTAACAACAAACGTTACAACATCTCCAGAAAGAGTAGTTAATTCTGGGTGAGAAGTAATGTCAGTTGAACCAGATTCAAGTCTGAATGCTCTTACACCTTTAGCGTCATACTCTACAGAAGATAAGTTAACTGCTACAGTAAAGAATTCACTTGGGTTGGTACCATCTTGGTAAGCGATAGAAGCTGAAGTTGCAGATCCGGTTGCTTGAGTACTAAGAGCGAATAATTTTTCGTTGATAGAATATCCAAACTGTCCAGCTCCGTAAAGACCTCCACTTACTTCTTGGTCTACAGTTAATTTACTGTTAGCAGTAGATACGTTTCCGTACATGTTGTCTCCAACAGTTCTACCGTTTTGAGAAGTACCGTATTTGAAATCCAAATAAAATACTAGACCTGAAGGTAAGTTCATTGGTTGAACAGATACGAAATCTTTAGCAGCGATTTGAGCAAATACCTTACGTACTAATGGTAAAGCTACTCCAGCCCACTGCTCACCAGCTCCAGCTTGGAAAGTTCCACCAGCTCCAGTGTTAGATTGTTCAGCTACGATTTGCTTGGCTTGGTTTTCCAAGATCATAGCCATGTTGTTTTTTTCGATCTCGTTAGAATATCCTTCTAAAAGACCTGATTGAGTCCACTTATCAGACAAACGAGCAGCATCTGCTTGTAAGCTTTTAAAGTTATTAGACCCTTCTAATAATTGGTTAATTTCCATGATTAAAAGTTGTTTTTTTAAATTTATTTTATAATTCCAGCTAATTTTTGCATTCTTTTCACAGCATCACTTACTTCTGCGATTACCTCTGGTTTTTTAGCGGTAATTCCAGTAGCTTTGCTAGCCATACCTAATTTAGCTTCTTTGATTGAACCTTTAGTAGATTTACTAACTACACTATCAGCTACAGTCTCGAATACTAATTTTACTTCTTTAACAGTCTCAGCTTTATCGAATGCAGCGATAACATTTACTTTTTGAGATTCAGTTAAATTATTTGCTTTGAAAACTTTATTTACATAAAGTAACTTAGCGTTAAGAAGATTAACTTCTTGAAGCTGTCCTTTAAGCTCTTCAATAGTTGACATAGCTTCTTCTAGTTCACTAGATTCTTCTAATTCAATTTCTCTCATAGCGTCAGACATTTTTCCTAATTCGATGTCTTTAACAAAATCGGCTACTTTCTTACCTGCTTTTTTAGCTTGTTTAGATAAGAACATTACAGCTTTTATTAAATCGTTTTCCATAGGGTCTCCGAATTCTCCTACAGCGTATCCTGGACGTACTTCTTCTAGTTCTTCTTCTCTAACATTAGCAGCAGCGCTGCCTGCTTTACGAAGACCAATGGCGAGTTTTTTACCTTTCTCTCCAAATTCACCAGCTTCTAGCTTGTCCATTAACTTAGTAATACCAGCAGCTCCTCCGAAAAGGGCAGCAACTCCAGCACCTACTGTTATAGGATCTACTTCGTTTAGTACTTCTTCTTCTGATGCTTCTTCTTCCATCTCTTTGTCATCGTCGTAAGACATTTCAGTGATTTCACGAAGTAATTCGTCTAAGTCTATTTCTTCTTCGTCTTCCGCTCCTACCATATCATCAACAGGTAACCCGTCAGCAGGAAGTTCTTCCTCTGCTTCTCCGGCTCCCATTTCTTGAGCGATAATGTCACGGATTAGATCTTTAAGGTCTTCGACTTCCATGTCTTTTACCTCAACCTCTTCTCCTGCTTCCTCTTCAGATTCTTCTGAATCAACGTCAGCTTCTTCTTCCTCTCCTTCTTCCTCGAAAGTTAAATCTTCTTCGAGTTGGTCGGCAGGATTCTCTTCATGAGCATCGATATTACCTTGTGCTTCATCAACTACTTCTTCTTCGATGTCTTTTTCTTCCATCTCTTGAAGTTTAGCAGCTAACATATCTTTTAGATGAGGGGTTAAAGTCTCTTCTAAAGCTTCTTTAGCATTAGCAATAGCGGCTTCACGAACAGATTTTGCTTCAGCAATTGCTTGCTTGAATAAATCTTTGTTTGCCATTTTAAATAAAAATTTGTGATTTCGTACGATTATTATAATCGTAATGTGAAGTTTTTTTAATTTTTAATACAGTATAAGGAACTGTATATTTGTATATAAATATATACGTTTTACAAAAACAAGAAACCCTTACATTTCTATAAGGGAATCTATACCTGCCTTCGGTAGCGTCCGAGGGAATTACTGTTAAGCTCTTAAAATATCGTTAATTAAGCTATGTACTTTAGTGTATTTATCTTCAATTGTTTTTCCTTCGTTTAGTGATACTGGGTTCATAAATGCTCCATGTGTAGATGGATTAGATACAAAATCCCAACATACTAACTCAAAATCCGGCTGTACTTCTAAGTGTCCTTCATTCGTCTGTTGAACTGAACCTGTACCTCTAGAAGAGATTCCTATTGTATGTCCGGCTTTGATAATCTCTTTTACTATATTTCCTGCAGGAGTATTAAGTAACTCTACTCTACCTATCAAATCGTCTCCATCCCAATATAGATCTTTAACTACATGGGAAGCATTTTTAAGAGATACTACGGCTGATTCTGGATGATCTAATTCTCCAAATGCATTACCATTCTTAACGAATTCATCCATGTATTTTTTTACTTCTCGTAGTAGAATACTTTTTTCATATATTCTACCGTTTTGGTTTTTAGCACCAGCTCTTTGCATAACTCCTTCTACTTCGAATACTCCTGGTCGTTCCTTAGATTCTCGAAGGATAGGTTTAAATGGTGTTACGTTTACTAATACTTGTGCCATATTACTTCTGTCTTTTAGTATATTTGTATTGTTTACCTTCAGTAACTGGTTTAAATACTGTTTCTTTTTCTTCTAGCTCTTCTTCTGCTATTTCATCAGTTTCTAGCATTTTTACTTTAGGCATTTCTAAACCTTTTGTAAATCCTTTTTCCGTTACCGGCATTAGATCTTTTCTAAAAGCAGCTTCGATAGCTGGTCCTAACATAGCTCCAACTGCCAATCCTTCAGTATTTTTGATATCTTTAAAGCTATCGTATACTTTTTGAATCTTATCTTTGGTTTTAGCGTAATAAGACTCTACATCAGTAACTATATTTTCTAAATCGTTGATAGCACCTTGAAATCCTTCGAAATCGTTATATTGACTAGCCATTTTAGATAGGTTCCCTGTAGCAGCTTCTGTTATTACTTCTTCTTGGAGTACTTTAGATATAATAGCTTTAAATGCTTCTTTTATTTCTTTATGTTCTTCTATATTCTCTTCTGCTATATCGTCTGCTTCTAGTATTTTACTGTCAATATAACTTACTAGGTCTTTTTTAGCAAAAGGAACCATTCCAGGCTCTGTAGCTGGACCGTTTTTCCATTCATCCCATACTAATATAAGTTGTTTTAGTACCTTATCTAACATAGGACCCATAGACTCTACATATCCGCCGGTTTCATAATCATTTTCTGTTACTACTTTACCGCCTTTCATTTTTCTACGTCTACCCTCATTAATTTCATCTTTTGGACCGTGTAGAATATCAACTCCAAAGTTGTAATGGTCTCCAATTGCGTAAACTACTTCTTCTGCTTCTTCTTCTTCTGAGAATCCTGAGTCCTCTGCTCTATCTTGGATTAATGAAATAAAGTCCTGTAGTGCACCTACTCTTTCATTTACATCTTTACCTGATGCTTTTTTAATAGCAGCATCTTTAGCAGCCATATAATCATCTGAATCGATATCTTCGTCTCCGTCTAAATCTCTACCTTTCTTTTCATCTACGTTTAAGATTTCTGGATTAACTGTGAGAAATTCTTCGAATTCTGCCATTGGATCAGCACCTGCTTGAATGTCGGCAAAATGCATTTTAATAAAATCCTTAATATCATTATTTGATACCTCTGGGTATTTACTTTTAATTAATCCAATAACATCTACGATTTCTTCTTTAAGAGATTCAACTCCTTCTTTCAATTCTGCTTTTTTAAGTCCGTTAAAAGTATCTACGAGATTATTTTTTTTAACCTCTACATATTTGTCGTGCTTGTCTACTTTTTTAGAATCACCTGATAAAAGATGTAAGTAGTAGTTTGGATCTTTTTCAAGATTCTTTTCAGCTTTCTTTTTAGCTTTACCGTAATCTTCTTCAGAGATAGTTTCTTGAGACATTAATCCCATTCCTTCTAATTCATAATCAACAGCTCTTTCTAGAGCCTCGATTGAATATCCAGGAGCAGGTTTATCGTACTCAGGCACTTCTTGCTTTTTAGCTTCGTAAATTACTCCTTTACTTTTTAAAATAGAGACTGTATCTTCATATCCATTATATGGAGATAAGAATTGAGATAATTCTCTTTTTGCATCCTTTACAAATTGAGATTTAGAGAATTTACCCTCTAAAATAGCGTTATATTTTTCCTGTATTGTTCTCATCTAAGTAATCAAACATTTTAGTGTTATATGGTCTTTTTTTTATTTTAGCCACTTTATATCCTAATTTTTCAGCATATTTTGTAGCATTATTCTTTTTACCCTTTCTGCCAAAAGCGTAAGGAGTTGCATATTGCGCTCCTTTGCCGGGTGTAAAAGAAGCACCACCTACATTGGTGGCACTAATCTCATTCAATTCTTGCATTACTTCTTTTACTAATTCTCTTAATTGGCTTACTTTCATAATCCTTTTAATTCCTGAACTAGTTCGTAGTATTGCATAATATTAACTAGATGATCATCAGTTACTCTTTTTGTTTTAGCAACAGGTTTAATAGCTTTAACTATCTCCTGTAACTTAATTGTAACAATTTCATCTTTAACTGTATCTTTTAAATCATTGATTACCTTCTTTAATTTCTCTAATTCTTCATTTACTACATTACGTAGTCTAGTAGATGAATCAACTGAAGTAATAAATTCTTTAAGTATATTTTTTTGTTCTGGAAGAAGAGTTCCATATTTAGAGTTAAATTTCTCTAATAGTATTTTGAATGTAAGTAGTTTAAGATCTTTATCGTATTTAGAATACTCTTCGATTAAAGTATCTCTCACTTCTTTTTTATCCTGTTCTTCCTTAGTAAGATGTTCTAGTAAAGTAGTCTTATTGTCTACTAAGAAATTTGGATCAATTACATCCGTGACCTTATGGGCTTCCATTAAACAATAAAGAGCAGCAAGAGGTTTATAATCTTTAACTGAGATAGAGAAAAACTCTTCTAAGTTGTATTGCTCTTTTATTTCTTTAATAAGATTATATTTTTGCTTCTTGAGTATATCAGCATTAATATTACGAGCTACCTCTATAATTGTTGATACTATAGATTCTGCTTTTGATTGTGATATTGATTTATTTTTTAATATGAATTCATATAACTTAAATTCGCGTACAAGAGCTGTATTACCTGTATAGAAGTTCTTTAAGATGTGAACTGCAGGTGAATCTTTTTTGTCTAGAGTATCGGCAGCGATCTGCTTAACTAATAATTCAAATATTAGCCCAGTATTTTTATACTTACTATGTTTAATGCGCATTATTTTCTAGTTTTGTTGTACTCATAGTACACCTTACCTATATAAATAGTAATTAATTATCTAAATCTTTGATTTGGGATTCGTCTAAGAATTTATCATCTTCTTCTTCCTTATTTTCAAATATGATTTGCTTTTTATTTGCAAATAAATCTTTGTTTTGAAAGAAAAGAGTCCTGGCAAGAGTATTGTCTATTTTGTTTTTAGATTCTTCTTCGTTTACATTTTCATTATCTGAATCGAATCCTCCTTTCATACCATGTTGTCCTAGAGGGTCTCTACCACCAAGTCCGTCATTAGTTCCGTAGTGGGAAGCATGGGTCTTAGGGCGACCGCCTTCTGGTCCGATATCTCCTATACCTGGTGTATCGTCTTCATATCCTGCGGGTACTCTACCAAACGGCATACCTTTTTGATCTCCTTGTCGTCTACCGTATAGTGAAGCAAGATCATGAGGAGTACCGTACGACTTACCTGACTTAGCAGGATCGTTACCTTCGTTTTCTATCTGACCTAATCTAAATAATCTCTTATAGTCCTCAGTTACAAGGTCTCTCATTTCCATATACTGATCTTCAGATAGGTTGAAAATATGATCGTAGATATAATCGGTAGGAAATAATTTAGTATCCATCATTTGAGAAGCTAGATCTACTTTTTCTTTCAATAAAGCAACTTTCTCTTGTTCAAATATGATAGACGGGTTAGTTAGTCTGATTTCAAAATTAGTTAATGATTCGCCTTTAAATCCTTGAACATATAAATGAACTAAAGCTATCTTAGTTAACTCCGATTCTAGTATTCTCTGTAGTCTTTCTACCGTTCTTGCAAATCTGATATCTTCTGCAGCAAGAGTAGCTTTCCCGTTAAGATCTCCTTCATAACCAAAGTATGCTTTAGGTACTTTTAAAGCTGCAAACATCTTATCTCTTAGGTATTCGATATCGTTTGTACCGTCGTATTCAAGTCCTTTAGTAGTATCAATTTTAGTTTGAGTATCTCCACCTCTCATAGGGATATAGTAATCCTCCATCATATTCATCATATTGAATCGTAGATTGTAGTCTCCTGTTTGAGGATCAACATAAGGAGTTTTCTTCATTGTGTTGATAGTTTTTTGCATAAACTGCTCAACCTCGTTTGGTGGAATCTGTCCTACATTAATATAGAAAGTTCTCTTTTCAGGAGCTCTCATAATACGGTGAATTAACATCGCATCTTCCATTAAAGTAAGCTGTTTAAAGATCTTTCTTGCAGGTTCTATAAAAGAACGCCCGTAAGGAAGGTAATTTGTATCTGATATTAACCGGAAATGCGCAACTTCGTAATTATCAAATTCAATTACTTTTCTGTTACTTTTTGGAGTGTAGTTAGGATCTTGAGATGATGCTAATCCATCTGGATCTAGCTGGAAAGTAACTCTTGCAGGATTTTCTGGATCTAATCCTTCCTGTCTTGTCATATGATACACTGTGTAAGGAAGTACATTATATACTCCAAACTCTTCTGCAATTTCTAATTTAAGAAAGAAATCACCATACTTACACATATTACGTGTCCAAGACCATAAATTAAATTCTATGTTAAGTACATCGTAAAATAAATTATAAAGTACTTTTTGAATATTCTCATCAGAAGATTTAATAGATAATACTTCCCCCATATCATTCTTTAAAGTAGCTTCATCAGCTAAAATATCGAGAGTTGAAGCAATTAGAGGATCTGTATCCATTGCCTCATAATCGGAGTAAAGTTGAATTCTAAGAGTTTGGTAGTTGAGGTTTGGATTGAATATATTTTTATTATTGTAAATATATAATCTACTAAATCTGTCGACGAGGGAATTTGTCTGATACCTACCTGTGGTCTGTATCTGATTAACATCTGCAACCTTAAGTTGGTCACCGCCTACGTTTCTAATTACTACATCAGAAGAAAACAATCTTCCAAGTCTTTTAAATAGTGAAGTATCTGCCATTAATACAGTTTATTTATAAATATCGTTTATCTAATTAACCATGAAATATCTTCATTACCATGGTCTGTTCTTACAATATACGGATTATTTACTTGGGAACCAACTGAAGATATGACTGATTGGTTCCTAGCGTTAAGGTTAGAGAAAGAAGAAAGCTGTGCTCTTGCTAGGTCCATTCCTTGTTGACGTAGTCTTAATGCAGTGTCTCGTATATATAAAGCTGTTGCACATGATATTAGTAAATCATCATTGTAATTAGTTTGTGCTTGAGCTTTACCATTTTTCCATACAAAAACTCTCATTTCACTCATCAAACGTTTTGATTGAATTGTAACGCCTTTTTCTCTAACATATTCCATCATCTTAGCAATCACTAAAGGACGGGTTCGAACTGACATTGTAAAGCCAGGTACAAGTTGATCTCTTTCATATTTAGTCATATATGATTCAACTGTATCCATTTGGTTCTTAGGACTGTAGTATAAATTACGGTATTCTCTTTCCATAACCTGTTCTATAGTAGCCCAGCCAATATTTGCATTTTCTACTACTAGTAGTGCATCATTATATTCAGCCGCTATTGCTACTAGTACATTTCCAAAATCTTTAGGAGATAATTTACCTTTATATTCTCCTACTTGAACTGCTTGTTCTATATCAAATACGTGAAATGCAGAATAATCTTGAGAATCCCCTCTTGCAACATCCGCTACAACCATGTACGATTTTGTATAGTCTGGCTGTTCCCATATCCATAAATTACCATCTACTCCTCTTTTTTCTAGAGGATCTCTTTGGTAGGTTTGTTCATAAAAACTAAGGTCATCTGGTTCAAATACCGTATCACCGGAAGCTAAGAAATCACAATCACATTCCTGGCCTGCCATTCTAGGACCTAGGTCTCTATCTTGTTGATCTCTCCATGTC